ATGTAATATCTGAGTCTGATAGTGGAATGGCTAATAGATTACTAGAGAAATTATATAGTGAGAAAACAGGTATTGAGATAAGTGATCTTAAGAAATTAAGGACACCAAGAGAGATAATCCATTTTGAGAATGTAGTATTTGAAGATATTAAATTTGAGACAAAAGAACTACAAATTATGTTAGATGAATTACAAGGACATAAGTGGTTTAAATCTCAACCATTTTTTAAGAAAAAGATTACATTTGATGGCAAAATATACCAAATGGGTGTAGGTGGTATTCATAGTAATGATGAACCAGGTATATTCGAGTCATCTGAAACAGATGATATAATAGATGCAGACATAACATCAATGTATCCAAACATAATTGTCAATCATAATTTGAAACCAAGTCATTTAACATTTGATTTTATCAATATCTATAGAGATTTAATACAACGCAGAATTAAAGTTAAACGTGAAGGTAATATCAGTGAAGCAGATACATTAAAAATAACGGTTAATTCAGTATTTGGTAAGACGTTAAATGATCATCATTGGTTATATGATCCATTAGTTGGTTTAAGAACAACTATTAATGGTCAATTATATATCATGATGTTAATTGAGAAATTAAGTCTGTATGGATTCAAAGTAATATCAGCTAATACAGATGGTATTGTAACAATCGTACCTAAAATAGATCGTGCAAAATATGAACTATGTTGTAAACAATGGTGTGAACAAACAAATTTCAATTTAGAATTTACAGAATACAAAAAATATATTAGACGTGATGTAAATAATTATATTACACTAAAAAAGGATAACAAAACTAAAGAGAAAGGTGTATTTGTTATAGATAATACATTACAACAAGGTGTAGATAAACCAATAATATCTAAAGCATTGTACAGGCATTTTATAAATGGCACAGATCCCGAAGTAACGATCAGACAATCAGATAATATTCTAGAGTTCTGTATCGCTAAGAGGACAGATGACAAATTTATAAATGAGTTCCATCATATCGTAGATCATGATAAAAAGGTAGTTGTTTTACAGAAAACTTTACGTTTTTATATGAATACTAATGGTGGATACCTGTACAAAAAAAATCCAAAGGATAACAAATTAATAACTTATTGCGCTGGTAGTTCTGTCGCAATATTAAATGAAGGAACTAAAAAAAATATAAAAGATTATAGTATAAATTATAATTATTATATTAAGGAATGTAATAAAGTAATTAACCTAATTGAAACAAAACAATTAACACTATTTTAATATGACACAAGAATTAGATGACAGATTATGTCAGAAATATCCAAAGATATTTGTAAATAGATATGGTGATATGAAAACTACCGCCATGTGTTGGGGATTCGATTGTGACGACGGGTGGTATAATATAATAGATCTATTATGTAGTAATTTACAATGGAATACAGATCATAATAATAAAGATTATGTAATTGAGAATAAACTTTTAAGGAATTTTATATCACTTCTACAGAATCTATCCTATAAAATACCGTGTCACTACAATCTTAAACATAAAAAACAAATAAATCCACTAACTATAATTAGAAGAAGTCTATTAGGATTAATTCATGAATGGAGGAGTAAACAAAAATTTATTTACATAGAATCTAATAGATATCCACAAATTATAGCAGCACAAATAAAGGAGAAATTTGGTGGTTTAAGATTTTATGTAGAGGGAGCATCAGACCAACAATATGCAGTAATATCATTTGTTGAATCATTATCATATCATGTATGTGAAAAATGTGGTACTATGAAAAATATAGGTAGGACAAAGGGTTGGATTAAGACATTATGTAAAGGGTGTGCTTTTCCAGATCCAAATTGGAAACTATTAGAAGATGAACAAAATGATATCAAATCGACAACATAAGAACTTAGATGAAAAGATGCAAATGTTTCTACATGTGGATTTACCATTAATATCTATCAGATTTAATAAAGTTTCACGAAAAGAGTTAAGATTGTATCTAGAATTAATAGAACAATGTTATCCATTAGCAGAATTAGCAAATAATGAAACAAAAGCAGATCTCATCAAAGAAGTTTTTAAATGTAAATGTACCAAAGATGATTTAAACAATCTAAGATCATTTAAAGACATAACAATTAAAAAAGTGATAACTATGAAAGATAATGATGTAAAAGTAATTAAACGTATACGATGGAGAAGTAAGACCAAAGTTAGCAAAAATTACATTCATGTCTAATGTTATAAACTTACTTCTACTATAAAATAACACAATATGATAGTAGAAATAAACACAGATTTTTTAATTAATAATAAAATCACAGCAGATCAATTTTTGTTACTTTCATTGATTCTAGCTGATAAACAAAGTACATTAAAAGACTATTATCTGATGAATGGAGTAGATGTTGCTCAAATTAGTGGGGACATTAAAACATTGCATGATAAGGGTTTTATAGAAGGATTTGTGATAGGTACATATGACTTCAATAATTTGAAGGCAACGAATTTTATAAAGAGATTGTTTGTAGATACAGACTTCTTTAAAGAATTCGAGTTCACATATCCATTGAAAGTAATAAGGTCAGATGGAACCGTCGACTATTTGCGGACGGACAAATCTAAGGCCAAAATGCTTTATCTTGGGTATACCAAGGCAAAGAAATCTATTCATGATCATATTTTAAAATGTCTCAAACAAGAAATACTTTACAGAGAGAGGAATGGAACGATGAAGTTCATGAAACGAATGACATCGTGGCTTAATGCCCAGGAATGGGAAGCATTCGAGGACCAGATAGACGATCTGGGCGAATTGACATATAAAGATAATGATCTAGGGTATGGAACAGAACTCATCTAATGCGAAATCATTAACGTACAAACATATCTCACGTTCAACTGATGATATATTAACATATATTGACAATAGACGAAAAGGAATTGTAAAATCATTAAAGACACGTTGGGAGAAATTTAATAAAGTATGTATGGGTGGGATCGAGCCAAACGTCATAATTTCCATAGCAGGAATAAGTGGCAGCGGCAAGAGTAGCCTAGCGAATAGCTTGGAAACAGATTTAATAGATTTGAATCCAAAAGAAGATATTGTTGTATTATCATTTAACTTTGAAATGTTAGCAAGTCGGCAAGTTGGTCGGAAACTTAGTTATAAGTTAACCAAAACAACAGCCGAATTGTATAGTGCATCCCCCGAAGGGGGTACTATAACAGATCAAGAGTATGACAGTATCGTAAAAGAGTCTGATAAAATCAAATGGTACCCCATCTACTACGTGGATAGTCCAGGAACCGTTGATGAAATAAGGGAGACTATAATGCAATTTTCTGAATTACCCCAGGTCAAAGATAAATGGTTAGTAATTATCTTAGATCACACCTTGTTAACAAAAGGTAAAACTGGGGAATCAGAGCGAGAGATACTAACACATTTACAAAGATTATTCATGGAGATTAAAAAATATAACAGGAATACTATCATACAACTTAGTCAAATGAATAGGGAGATTGAGAACATTGAAAGGATTAATAACCAATCATTGCACTTTCCCACACGTAGGGATATCTTTGGAAGTGATTCTTTATTTCAAGCATCAGATTATGTAGTAGTGATCCATCGCCCGGAACTTCTAGGTATAAAAGCGTATGGTATCAATAACTGGCCCGTTAAAGATAAGATCTATATGCATATTTTGAAGAACCGAGAAGGCGAGCCTAAAATATTAAGTTTTATTAACAATTTAAGATTTAACAGAATTGACGAATATAATCCGATTAATATAACATAATTACATGACACAACAATATTTTAAACATTTCGCTATTGTATTGGATAATGAGGAGAAGAAGGTCAATAAGTCATTATTTCAAAGACTTATTGCATCTATCAAAGGGAAATTTCAACGGAGACATCCATTAGAAGATAGACTACAGTATTTATTAGAGAATGAGGATTTTGAGTATGAAGGCATAATACATGTAGGCGATCAAAAAAGCGAAAATAAATACTTTCTTATGAGAGATTTTGAAAATATCGTGCGGTTGATACAGGAATTCTGTGATGACGAGTGCACCTGCAGAGGTGATAGACGTCATGATGGTAAAGACTATGAAATAACCATTGAATTACCTAAACGTAAGAAATTACGGAAAGTAACTGTCTATGACAAAGTTACTATCCTAGAACGTTGGGTAAAGATTGGTTATGACATGTATCGTAAACATTCTGACCCCTGGACTGGGGAAGAGTATATTATTGTCGATGGTGACACCTATGATATTAGGCGTGACCGTTACGGTAAAGAGTACTTGAAATAGTAACCATTAGGGTGTAATAAAATAAACAGCTAGGGTTAGTACTTGTACAGTCCAAATGTATGATGTGGCTTAGGTGGTAATACCACTTTAAAACTAACCCACACCTTTTTTAATTAATAACAAATAAATGCATATAATTGCAACTAAAGAAGTAAAAAAACATATACAAAAACAATTGTTAATATATCTTTTAAAGATATCTAATAATAATCTAACTTCTTTATACAACAAAATATTATTAAAAGAAATAAATGACACAACCTTACCAAATAGCAGTAGTAAGCGCTAGCGGTAAAGGAAAAACTATGTCTTTCAGAAATATGAATCCAGAAACATGTGGGTTCATAAATTGTGAAAGCAAACCATTGCCTTTCATTAACAAATTTAAATACTATTGTACTCCCAATAGTTGGCAAGAAACTTATCAGAAACTTATCGAATATGGTAAAAACAATGACATTACTGAGGTAGTGTTAGATAGTTTTTCTGCCTACATAGACAGTTTACTAAAAACAGCAAGAGAGACCAAGAAAGGATTTGATATATGGAATCTTTATAACGAAGAAATAGGGAAACTTATGTTCATGATAAAGAAATTTCCAAAGGACATCCTTGTAACTGGTCATTCAGCCAATGTTGAAACCGAGACAGGCGTCTTAGAGAGACGAATGGCTGTAAAGGGTAACGAATGGAACAAAACTGGTGTTGAGAAAGACTTCACAATTGTAGTCTTTGCCGACGTTATGTTTAAAGACGGTAAAAGGAATTATATATTCAATTTATTATCTGATGGCACAACTTCAGCTAAAACTCCACCAATATTCTTACCTGATGGTAAAGAAATCGTACCAAATGATTGTAACGAATTCTTAACCAATTTGAGAATAATATTGTCTAATGACAATAAATAATAACGGAGTAACATGATATATAACGTAACAGATAAGATCGACTCTGAAGTTCGATCTAACAATTTTATGAGTCCGGGGATTCATGATAATTGTGAATTAAAACATAAAGATGGTGAAACATATCCAATTGTATATGGAGAATCACCAAAAGGCAAAAAGTTTGCAGCATTTCACTTTATTAACGACAAAAATGAGACCTTAATTCATACTGAATGGGAACCATTCGATGAAAATGAAGAGAAATTGGCAAATAAGACCAATAATCAAATCAAGAGATTCAAACACATAATTACAAAGTATGTGCCTAAAGAGAAATTTGAAGGATTTACCGCAAATGGGTTTGAAGATTTTGTAAATAAAACAATTAAAATTTTAGGTAAGACGTATGTTGGTGTAAAAGTGCGACTTAAAGTCACATTAAATAACGCTAATTTTACTTCATTGCCAAATTACATACCATTTATAGAATTGATGTCTGTACCGAAAGCAGACTCATTTTTATCTATTAATACAGCAATGGACAAGATGATGAAAGATCGTCCTGATGTTGAAATTTCAACGTCAACTAATCCATTCGCAGTACTTAATCCAGTAGCGGCCAAGAAAGATCTCGATGATCTAAGGGCTACTATACCATTAAGTGATGCATGGAACAACAATGAAATTGAAAATGTAGACGATCTACCGTTCGCTTAAAATCATTTTATCATATGATATATGATACAAATAAAGTTATAGACGTTTTAAGTTTAGACGAAATATTAAAACACACAACAGAGTATGATATATATTCATACTATCTAGGATCTAAGTTTGATGTGGGGAAGATTATGTCTTCCCCATTCAGACAAGACTTAAAACCATCATTTGGTATATTCAAGGACAAATCTAGTCCTGCATTATTGTGGAAAGACCAGGCAACTGGTGAAACAGGGAATGTTATCACATTTGTAAAAAAGGTAAAAGAATTATATCATACCAAACAAGCCCTAAAACAAATATGGACTAATGTAATACTGGGAAAACTTGAAACAACTAAACGTGGTAAAGAGATAACTGAAATATATCGTTCGGTAAGGACAATAATATCTGTTAAAAGACGTAACTTTAGTGAGACAGATTACGTATACTGGGGTAAATATGGTGTGTCGAGAGATACACTAGATTTGTATGAAGTATCACCAATACAATTTTTTTGGATAAATGATATGCAACAGAATTTTCAGTACACGAAAGATTGTCCAATGTATGCATATAAAATTTTTGACAAATTTAAAATATATCGTCCACTATCAAAGTTAAAACGAGATAAATGGCGTACAAATTGTTCAACTATAGACTTGCAAGGGTATGAACAATTACAACAATCAGGTGATCTATTGATTATAACAAAATCATTAAAAGATGTCATGGTACTACATGAATTAGGTTACACATCAATTGCACTACAGTGTGAAAATGATAATTTAAGTAAAACAATACTAACAGACTTACAAAATAGGTTTAAACATATAGTAGTATTTTTTGACAATGATCGACCTGGTATCGAAGCAAGTGAGAAGTTGTGTATAAAGCACAATCTCAAACAAATAACATTAGACTCATCTCTACAAACTATATATCAAATTAAGGACATAAGTGATTATTTCGCTGTGTGGGGTCGTACGAAGACTTCTAAGCAACTTAAATCATTAATTGATAGTTTGGTATGGTCAGAGATGATAGTGTCTTAAAAGGGCTAGAAATGGCCTCTACATTGAAATATAAGAAATGACTACAGAAAACCGCAAAATAAAGAATGCGCAGAAACTAGTAGTTGATGGAAAAACGTTTAGGAGCAAATTAGAAGTATATTGCTACCAAAAACTAAAAGAGAATAATATCGAATTTGAATACGAAAGCACTAAATTCTGTCTATTACCTGATTTTAAGTATGATGCAGAATCATTTGAATCATATAGTAAGAAAGGTAAATGGGGCATTGGTGAGAAAAATAAAGCAATTAGAGGAATAACATATAAACCAGACTTCCTAAATTTAGCAGATGGTTGGTTAATAGAATGTAAAGGTTATCCTAACGATGTTTGGAATACTAAATGGAAATTATTTAAGTATCTACTTAATACAAATGGTCTAACATTAGACCTATACTTACCAAAGAACCAAGGACACATTGACTTGTGCATTGAACGAATAAAGAACAAACTATTAACAACAGGAGTGTTGATAGAAAGGCAAATAAATAAATAATAATGGACATACTCACGAAGAATAAAACTTCAGCGAGTCAGTTCTTAATGCCATTACTATTTGAAAATAAACAATTTAACAAAATAATACCAGACTATGATACATTTATTAATGCATACATAGCTGACTTTGATAAACCATTAAATGATAATAAAATCATATTGGTTTTCAATAAGAAACAAAAAGACCTACCTGAATTAAATAGAACAGATAAATATACAAAACAAATCAAGGATGGTGAATTAGACAAAGAAGTCTACGCCTATGTATATGATATACCCGATGATCTAAATGAAAATTATACATTTTGGTTAATGGGTAAATATTCTATGTTTACAGATAGAGCAAAGAAAATAATACTGTACTTTTGGGAATGTGACGAAACTACGTTACTGTATGCAGCATTGTACAAAGAAGTCAATGATGCAATACATAAATTCTACAAAGGACATTTTAATAAAACATTAAGTAAAAAATGGGTCAATCCTAATGAGGAGTTATGGGTTGAACCATCTTTAAATAAAGAAATATACGGTACATAAATATGGACGCAATAAACAATATATTAACTAATTCTCAAGTAGAAATACTATCTACAGATATATTAACAGACTCTTTAATAAAATTAAAAGAATTAATAGATGATGATCAAGAATTAGAAGATTTAGAAGACTTTGAAATTGCAATATTAAACAAGATCAAAGCAATATTATGTACATTAACTAATGATACATATGAAAATATCGTTAAGGTAGTTCGTGATAAACTAAACCTTGATGATTTATTTGATAATAGACAAAAATATCTTAATTAACAAATACACAAACAATAAATTATGGAAAATAATACCGTTAACAGTGTTAACATTTCATTATCAGAATACAACGCCTTAAATAGTACCAGAGACTTACTAGCAAAGGCATTAACAGAAGTAGAAACTATTAGAAAAGAACAAACACCTAAAGAGAATAAAATAGTTGTTTTAGAAAAGAAAGAAGGCAATCCTTTTACAGGAGGTTACAAAACAGTTAGCAAACTTGAGCTGGATATCGAGGATCCAAAAACAGCAAGTGTAATCCTTGATACTATATCTAAAGTTGAAACAGCAGAATTGTCTACTAAAATTGTAGAGAAAGAAACTGAAATTAAAAAATTAATGTCTGAGGTTGAAGAAATAAAAGATACTTTACAAAACGAACGTAGAGAATCTATAAGATATACTCGTGATACCGCATCTGATATTGAAACTAAAATTCACAAACTTAAGAAAGGTTATGAAGATAGTATCAATGAATTAAATGAAGATAAAGATACATTAGCAAAAGCATTATCAGACCTTAAGAAGAATAAAACTCAGGAACAAATCGAACTAGCACATCAAGAAGAACTTGCTCAATTAAATGAGAAAGTTGATTCCTTGAGTGAATTCCAAAGTAATATCATTAATGAAACTAATCCGTGGAAACTTAGGACATTTCTAAATAGCTACAAGAATGCACAGAATTTTAAAGCATTTAATCCTTGGATTGATAAATTATATACGAGAACTCGTAGTGCAGTTGAAAAAGTTGAAAACTTTGTTCAATTACTGAAGAACGTTGGTAGAATAGAAAAGAAAGAAATTGTGGTACAACCGTCAAATATATGTAACAGTATATTTTATGGAACACCCCAACCAACATATGTAACTAATAATTATTATAACGACGAAGATTATTAATAGTTAATACTGTTGATATAAAATAGTAAAGGGTCGATGTAGAAATACACCGGCCCTTATTTATTTTTTAAAAGACGTCCAATAAAATCTACTGAACCTTGACTACATTAGATTTCATAAGACTAACCTGTTGACCCATTTCTCTTAACCTATAGTATTGTTTAACACCAACTGTCATGTCAATTAAAGTCTTCTTAATCTTAAGTTGATTCTTAAACGGCCCTTGTTGATATTCCTGCCAACCTGGTCCTAATATCTGTGTTGCTAACTTAATAGTATTTTCAAACATTGACATTGAAGCTGCCGGCGACCTTAATATTTGCATCGCTTGAGTTGGCGATGTATAAAATAAGAACTCGGCTTTCAATCTCAATGCTTGATAAGCCATAAAATTCCACATCTTCATTTCAGCATCCCTGTCTTTCTCTTGTTGAGCATTCTTAGCCATTGATATTGCAGCATTTGCTAATATGACAGCAGATAAAACTGTTATCACATCACCAAATGTACGTATTACATTAACCTTAGTTAAATGATCAGCAATAGCCCATTCCCTTGATAACATAAATGATTTTGCTTCTGACATATTCTTTAATAGTTGACGAGCAAATTTAGCAGTATTGGTATACATACCCATTTGATTATCTGCTGTACGTTCATCGTACCTAGCGCCACCCCATCTACGTTTAAATGTAGGTACAATAAATCTACGGAACTGCATTGCCATACCTAACAGAGCATTACCTTGTGCTGCAACCCTACCTAAATCTGACTGATCACCGTGGATTGAACTAATAACACCACGTATATTATGTTCATATACTCTTCGATCTATATTAGTCCAATGACTTCTTGATTCATCTACTTCTTTGTCTAATGCCAATTTACCATCTACAACTTTATAATGACTTAATATAGAACCTATATCTTTACCTTCTGAATCAAATGCCTTACGCTTCTCTAACATACCTAACATACTTTTGACCTGCATTGTATACCAACCAAATGTACCAACAAAATATAAAGCATCTGTATTAGCCAAAATCCTAAATTTACTATCTGTTAAATTAGCAAACTTACCAGCATGTATAACATTAAACTCTTTAAGTAGTAAACTAACTAAATTAGAAGGTTGTTTTGAACCTATATCAGCCAATATACCCCCTAAATTCTTAAAGAATGTACCTTGTGCTACCTTCCATTCATGTTTACCAATTTCAGCATTAGCCAATGCATCAATGCCCATAATAGTTTCTGTTAAAACAGTAGACGCTGTACCAGCCACATAGTTTAGACCTAATAAATTCAAACCTGTAAATCTCTGTAACACATTAACAAATTTACCTGCATCTATGTTAGTGCCAGGTATAGTACCTAAATCTTTTGTACCTTGACCATACAAAGCATATAATAACCAATCATCAAATTGTTTGGCAATATTACCACCTTTAGTAACTTGCGGTATACCTTCCTCTTCGGTTGGACCAAACCACCTATTTGCCTGATATAGGATATTACCCTTAGAATCTCGTTTAACAACATCTCTATTATTAAATAGAAATCTTGCCATTTCCATTTCTGGTAATATATCATTTTTCCATTCAAATTCTATGGCTGAACCTAGGTAATGAAAATATATATTAGCTAAATTCCATGATTGTTCATCTGGATCAAACTCTTTATATTCGTTACCAATTTCGTCTTTCACCAGTTTACTAACAAAACCAGTATAGTGGGTTGGTACAAAATACCTAGCATTATTTTCATTATCAACCAGATCAGTTTGAACTCTATGAGTATCATCAACCTTAAAATTTAATGCTTTGCTAAATGCTCCCTTTGACATCTCTGCCAAATTTTGGCCACTACCCAAACGTTCTATTTTATCTTTTATAACACCTGGTAATCTAGTCCCCAATTTAACGGATGATGGAACCATACTATCAGCTAAATCCTGCCATTCTAAGATTAAATTATACATCTTAGTCCTAGGATCATTAGGATTTGATAATATCTTTTGTAATTTAGCCCATTGAGGATTAATCCATTTCGCAGCAGGTTCTCTATAGTTTAAACTATTATCTTGATACCATTGAAGTATTAAATCTTCTGTATTATCCGTTATAGGACTACCTTCCTGATTCTTTAAATCTGATATTCTATCTTTACTTATCTTTAATATATTATATTCAGCAGAACTAATTTCCTTATCGGCTACTAATTGATCAAGATATTTTTGATATGCTGCATCACGAACAAGTCTATTCAAAGGCATATTAGTTTCTTTCCATGCATTAACAAAAGCATCTCTCTGCGATTCATCTTCTATTGTAGCATCTGCTATAGCACGTATATTACGCATCTCTGCTATTAGAGATGAATGAAATTTAGATATTACATGACCACTTAACTTACCAGTTTTAAGATCTCTTTCTGCCAAATAATCATACCTCTTTTGATAATTATTACCATATTGTTTAGTAGCTTCCATAAACTCCTCGGTTATTGGAAGAGCCCTTAATCTATGATCTTCTATCTCTATTCTAGCCTCATCATCCTTTGCAACAAATGATTTAACTAATGCCCCAACAACTGGGTCTGGACTATCTAAGATATTGTCTATCCATCTAGCCAATGTTGATATATCTTGGGAAGCCTTTTTTAATTCCTTACGTATAATAAGTTTTGATTTCTCTTGTATGGTATCGCCATTTTCATCCATTTTACTATTAACATATTCCTGTTCTGTTAAATTTGGATTGAAGTTTTCAACCATATTTACATAATCTCTATATTGAGCATCGGTCTGTCCTGTACGTTGTTTAACTATACCATGTTCCTTATCATATCTAGCGACCTTATATTCGGATATATATTTATTTTTAAACTCCGATACTATTTTAGTAAAGTATGGTAATATTTTATCTGCTAATACATCTAAACCAATTCTTTCATAATCAAGTTTGACTGAGTTCTTATGTTTAATGGCGTCTGATAACTTTTCCCTTAATGCCATTAACTTGCCAAAGGAATCTGGATCACTCTGTTGCATAGATTTAGGAGCTGTAAGACCATATTTCTCTGTTAAAAATGCATCATATTGATCTAAGATATCAAAAGCTGATACTGCATCTTTGAATCTATATAATTGCTGCAAAGTTGGTTGCCCTTCTAGTTTAAGTTTATTTAAATCATTATATGCACGTTTAGTAATATGATTAGCTACATCTATAACATATGATAATGCTTTTTGTGTATCATCTTCCTTTTTAATCTTATTAATATAATCCATCTGTTCCCTAAACGTTTTGGCTGTACCACGTTTGAATGTTATAGCCATCTGTTTCTCAAGAGAATTAACAACTCTTTTTAATACTTCCTGTTCTGGTGTTTGAACCTCTACTTTTTCAATCTTATTCTGCCATTTTTCATTAGCAGACTTGACAGCATCCATTTCATCTTGACTCAAGACATCTTGATTGTCCATAGGATTCATAGACTTTGTTTTGTTCAAATACAATAAAGCAGCGTTATTGGTAGTTGGCATATCTATAACATCCCTGTTATCAAATGATTTGTCAATTACATATCTATCAATAGTTTTAGTTTGATCATTAACAATAGGTTTCAAAGGTATAATATGTAAACCATCTCTCTCTACATCTATATTAGTAATTGCTTTAAACATATTACTAAGGATCGTAAGATCCACCTGATCTCGTTTATATTCTGAAAACTTAAATCTACTAGGTTTAGTAGCAAAGTCTCTATCATAGCTTTCAAATCCTATTTCCCTAGATTTAAACTTAAATATATGAACTTTATTATCTTTACTAATAACAATAAGGTCTGCCTTACTAGCCAATTTTTCGGTAAAATCTGCTAATGTAACATTTGAAAATATAGATGCTCCTGGACCAACTTTATCTTGAATCTGTTTAAATATCTTAGATAAATCATTGGCTGCTTCACCAGATAACTTATATTTCGTTTGTATCTTATCCTGTACATCTTGAAATGATTTCTCAAGTTGCATTCTAGTTGCAAGATCTGTACCGTAATACCTATCTATATTACCCCTACTCTTTTCATCAAATAAATCGTATGGTTTACCACCCATATAAAGTCTGTCCATCATTATGTAAGTTGGTTCAAATGGTGTCATCTTATCGTATGCATCTTCAGACTTCAACAGTGCATCTTTGATCTCAACGTGTTTTGGATTATCTTTATTTACTTTTACATTATTTGCTATCTTAGCAGCCTCCATCCCTTCTACACCAGTATTTGGACGTTTGTCCTTATATGCATAGTCCATGATAGAACTAAGTAATTTATAATGATATGATTTTGGGGTATATTCCCAACCAAATAATTTACATATTGCAGATTTAATCCTTTCCCATAGACCCATTTTGGTTTTTAACTCATCAATTATCTGTTGATCAGTTATACCATCTGCTAAGAATTCCTTAAGATCTTTATATGATGGATCATCTTCAAATTTAGTTACTTTCCTAGCATCCTTGTATATCTTATCAACATCTGTCATAAATTTTGATTCAACATCTGTCAAAGTTTCACCTTTCTCCCATCTCCTATATACATCTAAAGTCCGAGCATGTGTCATTTCATGTAAAAATGTACCAACTAGTGTACTCTTAGTCTCTTTTGCCAATGGTCCCTTAATTAAATAAATTGTACCATTCTTATATGAACCTAATGCATCATGATAATATGTAGGATCATCTTTTGGTGGAGCAAAATATTTATCAATTTCCCATTTATTAATTTGAAGTATACCAATATCTGGGTTTGATTCACCATATGCTTTAATAGTATTAATAAAATCTCTGTGTTCTGTAGATAAATCTGGTATTAATTCTACAGTTCTATCTAACCATTGATAGGCATTTTTAATACCTTTAGTTTGAGCAAATACGTTTAATATATCATCTCGATCAGTAAGTTTAGCTTCTGCAACCTGCTCATCTATAGATTTCATAGGTAATGCAAGTTGTGGGTCACGATTAACGTATTCATTCCATACATGCTCATTTATACGTATATCATATATAGGACGACCATTCTCTGCTAAAGATGGATTTATAGACAATAAATTTGGTATTTCAATATTGACTTTATCAACCATATCTTTTGTTAACTCATAATTGCTAATATTTGATTTAACTGTTTCTTTAGCAATATATAACTTATCATTATAACGTTTTGGATTAATAACATATTTATAACCTAATATAATATCTTCTGCATCTTTAATAGTTTTAGCAGTCTTAAATCTATCTAAGACTTCCCTTGGAGAATATGATCTTTTATCACCTGCTTCTTTTTTAACAGCCAATGGTTCTTCTGGCTCCTTATTCTCTGATATTTGTTGATCTAACTGTTCTTTAATAACATCTACTTTAGGTTCAACAGATACATCTGGAACATCATCTGATTGTATATCTCTAGGATTAACTGTCTGATAATCTGTAACTGGTGTAAATTCCTTATATATTGGCTGATCTTCGATCACCTTTTTCGATGTCAAAGTATTAAATTCATCACCATCTTTAATATAGTCAACATTATTTGATGGTAAAATAGATTTATCAAATAATGCTTCTTTAATAACTACACCACCTCGTTCATATGATTTCTTAGGTATAATCTTATATACAGGCAAATTAATATCATTACCAGTTCTACCAACAGTTTTAACATAACCTATATATTGTGCTTCTTGTTTACCTTCGCCAGGAACTAATTCAGTTATATATTTAGTCCATATTGGTTGACCACTAGCATTTTTACCTAACCATGTACCCCATAGATTAGTTACAAACGCAGTTGGTTTATCAGTAATCTTATCACCAATCATATTAATTGGACTAATAATATTTCTAGCAATTGCTGTTGGTTGTATCTTACTATTAGACCAATTATTAATTATAGTTTCATCCACCAGATAACTAAACATTGGTACATTATCTGGATCAGACATTAAATCTCTGGTCTTCTTAATATATTCATTGAAACTAAAAGGTTTCGATTCACCACTAACAGGATCTACACCATCAAACTCTTTCATTATTGACGGTGGAATATAGTTATGGAAACTGAATATTCTATTTCTAAAGCCAGATGTTATGTATGAATAATATAATAAGTATCTAGCCAAATTACGTACCTTTTCATCCTTTGACTGAAATAAATCACGCCAGCCGTACATTAATCCGTCAGAACTAAACTTATCTTTTAAGTTCTTACTAGGCACAGTAAGAAATGAATCAAATGGTAATTCATCTGGTATATTCTCTAATGGAGTCTTATTTAATATCTTGATCAATGGATTCTTTGATAACTCTTTATATTCAGGAGAAGTTTTAATTGATTGCAATGATTCTACTACACGTTTAAATATAACACTAACTCGTTTAAAATCTAAACCAACATAATCCTTATCATTCCAGAATCCAGCATAGACAGTATTCATTAACTCATCTGCTATATTGTCTGCTAATCTCTTATCCCCACCAAAATTAGTGTGAGTTAATCTTTGTACTTCTCTAAACAATTTGGTAAATACTGGTGTAGAATATATACTAACATCAGATAATGATTTCAAGGTGAAATCTAGAAAATTCTTATAGTATGCACCAAGAAACGATCCTTCCTCAAACATTTTATCTAGACCAATAAAGTTATCATCTTTGAACAATTGATCAATCTTATCTCTAGTATCTAGTAAAGATATAATACTATTACCCACTTTACGTTTGATGTCCAACTGACTAGCCTGTACAAGACCATTCAATATTTTACCTTGTTTCTGGAACTCATCAAATAAATCTAAGTATTGTAATTGCTTTGATATATCTTTACCTTGACTAGCGATATTCTTTGTCATCTCTTCTGTACTTAACAACTTAGCGTTATCAGTACTTTCTCTAGTAACACCCTTCTCTAATTTATTTGCCCATTCTGCCCTCAAATGTTGCAGAACAGTTCTTCTATCAGTAAATCTTGATATACGATTACCATTCTGGGAATCTAACATCAAGTCAGAGTATTCTTTAATTATAGGTTGAGAAGTCAATCTAAATGTATCTAGACCAAAACCACTACGTACCAGGAAATAAGCAACATCCCATGTAGTAGGATTAATGTTAAGGTACATAAATCGTGGATCTTTCGATGCATCAATATGTATGTTAATCAATGATGATAACCAACTAGAGATAGGCAAATTGTCCTTACCATTGATTTGTGATAGATCAAGTCTACCATTTTCATCTGTATTAAGAACACCTTCAACTGGTCTATAATCTTTCATTTTAAGACCAGCTATCTGCGATAACACATGATGTACATTATTTAATGCAGCAGGAGCCATACCACCTTTACCACCAGTTTGTTCAAATTTGATATCAGATTGTCTACTCGGCAAATAGAGAGTTAAGTCTTTAGAACTATATTTGGTTGGATCATATTTATGTATCTCATCTGCTAAATTATTGATCATACTATCATATGCACCTAAAGGAGTAGTAGTATCAACAACATGAGCAAGATTAGTAAAAATTGATTTATATGAATCCATTAATAAATTCTGTACAGCTTCCTCACTATTAAATTTGTATGGATCTGTTTCATCGCCATATTTATCAAAGAACTCTTTCTTTCTATCTTCCATCTTACCAATGAGAGATTTAAGTTTATCATATTCCTCATCAACAAATTTATCATTGAATATGTTGTATAATAAACTTTTTAAAGTATTCTCTTTTTTACTCTCATCAACAATATCTGGAGTTAGTATCTTATCAATACTATTTAATAAATTTTCTGTTGAAATCTTTCCACCAGTTGGTGCAAAATCATTATCATGTATTTGATCTAATCTAGTTAATGCTCGTTGTAACACTTCATATTTAGGTTGATATTCATTATCCCATACTTCTTGTGGAGTATCATAGAATCCTATTTTATGTGGTTTGCCGTCTATAATAGTATAATTATGTCTAATAAGATAAGCCTTATCTATATCAAAGTCTGAACCAGTCAATGTAGTAAATGCTGCTGGTAAAGTTACAACATCTCCAATTGTCTCTGGATATACGTCTTTGACTTTAAGTTGCCATACAGAACTCTGACCCTGAGCTGGAACACGATAACCCATTATAGTATCTTTGTTAACTAAGACAAATTTCCGTTTCTCAGCATAACTTAAATTATCATAATTTGGAATTATGTGTTTAAATAGATTTAATGAAACATAACATTCCATACTATTAACACTAATCTCGCTAGCCGTAGTATATTTGAGTTCATCGTCTTTATTGACACGAATACCCATATTTGACATTTGTACAGCCTGCATACCAGGAAATTTGAGATCTACTGTTTGTTTACCAAAACTTGATATAAGACCAGCTTGAATTTGTTTTCTATTAGGTAATGCATCTATTTCTAGATATGGATCTTTACCATTATCATCCATTCTAAGGGCATCTACAATAAGATCTGGCGAGCCAGCCTTAAGCGCATTATCTCTAATCATAGCGGTTAACTTCTCTTTATTTAACACACCATTTTGTATATCGAGTTTCTTCTCAATACGTTCCCTACCATGATCGCTAATTGCACTGGTAGATTTAAATATATTATTTGCTATATCAGAACCTTTAAGTTTCTCACCACTTCTTGGGTTATCATAGATAGCATCACCCAACCTTAAATTGGACATACTTATCTTAATCATTTGACTGGTTACTTTGATATCTTCCTGATCATGAGGATCAGTATTCAACTGTTTCCTATTCAAAGCGTATGGTTCTTCAAATACAGGAATATCACTAAAATCACCAGTTTGAGATAAGTCTGCATCCTTATAAAAATTAAAACCAATCTTACCACCACTCTTGACAGCAGTATCCATTTTGATCATGTCTATTGGTTTAAAATCTTTATAATCACCTTTAGATTCCATCCTATCAAGAAGATTCATCAGTTCTATACGAGTTCCTTTAGTATGACCAAACTGCCCCATTTGTCTAAATATAGTAGCAAGGGACATCTTATTCATTATAGGTACTTCTAATTCACCATCTGCCATTAAACCATATGACAGAACTTTCAATGGTTGCATAACAACATTCATTGAATTCTCATATTCTCCTTGAGTTAATGGTCTATCTGATTGCAATAGTTTAAATGCTTCTTCCTTCTTAGGTGACCATTCCCCAACGCTTATAGAGAAAGATCTATACATATCGGGACGTATATAAACTTGACCATCTGTAGAATCTATATCGTTATATCCCTTTAACATATCTACAAGATTGATACCCTTAGACTTTAAAGCATCTAATTGCTTTGAACGAGTAAGATCAGTTAATGAATATTCTTTCGCTAACTCTCTTAATTGAGCACTAAATATATTCTCATAATTCTCTTTGAGTAATCTATCGAGTTTAACTCTCTGGGTATACATTGTAGCTACAGAATAATTTGTAGCATCTACGCCATAATCTTTTGATGAATTATTTGTGACATCGCCTGTAGAAATAGCTGCCCCCATGCGTTTAGTATAGTCATCATCTATTGATCCTTTTTCAGGATTCCATTTCTTAAATGCTGGATCACCAGTTATTAATTTACTATACTCAATGGCAGATTGTATATTACGAATAACAAATCTAGCCATCATATTTTCTATGGCATGCTGCTCTGTACCATGTTGTTCTATGTTTCTAGCTAATATACCGGCATCTAACTTAGCATTGGCGTCAGGTCTAAATCGACCATCTTCCATTAGTCTACCAGATATTAAACCCTTTTGATTAGCAATCTTTAGCTCATCATTTAACCTATCTGATAATACTTTTTCAATAATTGGTCTAGCGTCTTGTTCAAAGTTGAAATCCTTTTTCTCGCCAAATTCTGGAAATAGTAACCACCTTAAAGCATTGGCTTGTTTAGTAGCAGGTGGATTATCCCCACGTTGAACATAATGATAGTTAGCATATAACTTTTTAAGTTTATCCCTTTTAATGGCTTCATCCTTCTCTGCTTCATAATCTTTTATTACAACATCTGCTTTCTCACGGCGTTCCTTTTCATCTAAAGCATAATTGTAAAATAGATCTATAACATTTTTTGGTATTATAGGTTTGCCATCATCTCCCCACGAAAGATCAAAATCAATTGGTTTTAAACCTTTAATGAAATAATACGATGTCTTATCACCCAATGTCGGCAATGGAATAATGTTACGTTCAAACGCATACATCTTCATGAGATAATCTTCCATCCTATTAAGACTAAGATAATCTCTACCACTATCCCCTATACCCTGTTGTATTAAAGCACTATTGGTTAATATACCAACTCCCTGTCTAACATTATCATCTGTTAATTGACCAAGGAAATCAGAATGTTTATTATATACTTTAGTTAATTTATTTAATACAATCCTAGGATCTTTCATGAATCCCCTAAATACATCAGATAAATATGTATTCTGGGAATATGTAAAATATTGATTATTACCTGGACCAAGTACTGTATCACTTAACAATTCTGGTTTAACTTCATATTTGGTTTGAGCTAGATCCCTGATTAACTTCTCATCACTAAGTAAAGTACGTAATGACACAGTTTTACCGACTCCATTTCCTTGATCTTCAATCTTTTTTAATATACGTTGAAAATCGTCAAGAAAGAATTTATTTAATGCTTCAGATTTAGTTAACTTTGATTCCCTAGAAAATTTGTTTATGGCCTCATCAACAGTAGATCTGTCTACATCTATACCTATCTTATTTACTAATGGTAAGAAATTGTTGATATGCTTATCTACTTGTTCGTCAGTTAAAGTTCTGTCATTTGTTTCATAATCCTTAGAGAAGTTATTCTTGAATGTATTATAATCTTTTAATATAGGATTAATCTTAGACATATCGAGTTTGGGTTTACCTACTCTGTCTATTAGATTTGAACTAAATAAGATATCATTCCACGATGCAATCTCTGTAGCAATAGCGGATCTATAACTAGCATCAGATGCATCAAATGTAGGTTTACCGTCCCTATCTAATGTAAATAACCAATTGATAAACAAATTCCTTTGCTTATTCATGGCTACTTTAAATTGATTCCTTAACAAATCATCTCCTGCCCTTAGTCTTTGTGCTAGAACTTTGTATGAATATATATCAGATTTACCATCTAAGATATCTAATCCCTCTTCTGGTGTGTCTGCATTGTGACAATCATTCAATAATTTAGACCATGTATCATTGAAATCAACATGTCTTATGGTAAATGTACGAGGATTAACTTCAGGACTATCTGGTAACGTAGCAACTAGAAATTTGATAGCGGCATTAACAGTATCTTTAATATTTACTTCATATGGTGCTTTAGTAATATAATCCATAAACAGATCACGATCATTATTTTCATTGATATACTCATCATCTGTATATTCTTTATCTACTACTCGTTTTGCAATATTGTAACTTGCAAGAGCAGTATTAATCTTATCTACAAATATTGGGAAATATTGAGGATCAAGGATTGATTCATAGAGATCCTTTAACTTAGTTACCTGCTGTAATTCTGCTTGTAACTTCTCTGATTCCTTAGGATCTAAATCAGCACGAATCAATTCATGTTGATCATATGCAATAACTGATTTGAATTGCTGAATAAGACCGCCATTATCATCAGGTTTATTTGGATCTGGATCATGTCTAATATAATCTATTAATGGTTTAAAAAACCCTGCACCAATAGTTAATGCATCATTAACATCCTGTACATGATTTTCTGTAATGAGAATGCTAGCCAAACCTTTAGTTAAATCTTTTAGATCATCAAACGACTCAATTGTAGGTATATCTTTATTACCTATTTCGTAACCAAATGCTTTACCATTTAATTGCCTTAAATTATCAACTGATATCTTACTATACCTAAATTTACCACGTTCTATGGAATCAAATAACTTATCTATATCATAAGACCTAAGACGTGATTCACCAGTAAATATAGATTTAATAAAATCATATAGATCTTTAATGTATTGAATAACACCCCTAGTTTCAGGTTTAGCGCCAGTAGATTTGTACTCCATGAATTTATCAGCCAGGAATTCCTCTACGGCTTCATTTGAGGCACCTTTAAGACCATATCTCTGTCGGGCCTCATCATATACCGCCCGACGTTCAAAGTCGCTTAAATAGCCCTTAGAAACCCTATGGAAGGCTTCATGGTATAATACAGTTCCTGGGGCTGCTTCAAACACTTTAATAAGATCTGACTGAAATGAACCAAAATACTTCTGACCAGTGCGACCTGCTATATCAATTAAACGATTGGTTATTTGAACATTTTGCTTACCTAATTTATCTCTAAGCCAATCTAATTCTTTTGAAGATATTGGTTCAATAGGTTCTTTTGGAATGTACAACTGTTTGCCTAACTCAGTTGAACCCAAAGGTTTCATATCGCCTAAAGTAAACTTTTTGATTGGTTGTTCTTCTTTGACTTCTGGTAACTTTACTTCGTTGAAATCAATTGATTTTGCACCGGTTAACACATATTTAAATAGATCATTAATATCATTTTGATTAGCAACAACTATTCTAAGATTCTTCTTATTATGTAATTCGTCTATATTGTCATAACCATTTGTTAACTTAATAGATTTGACACCATTACCAGCAACTTCTATAACACCAAAAGGATGGGTTCCTTCTACATCAGTATATGATAGTTCGGTACCAACATTTAATTGTTTTAATGTACCAATATGTGATTTAGATACTATATCCTTTTCATCAGTAATTGATTCTGGCTTAGGATATTCAGCAGGAGGTTTTTGATATCTCTTAGGTTTAACTTCCTCTTCTATTTTAGCCGTATACTTTGGTTCCTTAACTTCTAGAGATCTAGTATTAATGTCTATCAATGGTGAATGTGTAATTGATTCAATATATTCTCCTGTAGTTGTATCTTTAACTCTATCAATATTAGTTGACAGCACATACCTTGGTTCCTCTCCTTCTGGAGCAACATTAGTATCCATAAGAGTTGCAACCCAAGTTTTATTGTTCTTAGGATCATTCTTAAGAGAACCAATACTAAATTCTTTCTTATAGACATCGTTGAGACTAAGACCCATTTTATCTATACTAATAGGAATGCGATAATTCTTATTAGCAGTAGCCCAATCTTTGAATTTCTGTTTATCTCCAGTTGAATAATTATATAGATCTAAACTATCGTCACCAAAGTATAATACTGCTGTGCCATTCTTGTGACGTATATATAATGCTTTGTTTGCTGGAATATCCTTACCTGCATTGTTTGGATGATCAGGATTAGTGTTTCTATCACCCGTGTACGCTAACAATTGAATTATTTCATTGGTAGTTAGATCTCCCTTGATACGAGAATCTTTTAATACAAACTTTGAACCATTACGTTGACGTTGAACAATTGCATCAAATAATATATCCGCATGTTCATCTGATAATTTACCAGGATTAAGTTTGACAAATCTGTATTCACCATTGGCTGTCTTGTTCATCTTTAAATAGACAGAACCACGACTTAAACCATCAATAGATGTTAAATCGTTTGGACCAGCCACAGCATTTGTACTACCTAATAAACCATCTACCCCAATATACGTCTTAAATTCATTAGGTTTAATATTGAATCTTTGATGTATATTACCATTTGTTTTGATAACATTAAATGGACCGCTACTTGCTTTTTTAAGACCGGTAGTTTCTACAGTTTGATCATTGAGTAATTGAATTAATATTTGACGTCTTGTTGAACGTAATGATTCACGCCATTCTTTGACAAATACTTCTGGGTCTGCTAATACGTTTCCTGGTTTACGTACATTCCAAAAATCTGAATCATGGAGATATAATCTAGTATCAAATGTATCTTTACCTACACCAAGAGATACTTTAATTGGTATCTTATCTATTAATGATGTGTACCTAAATGATCTCTTAAGATCTTCTTCTAATAATTCATTTATTCCCTTTTTATTTTGTAATGCTGTCTTTATACCCTGACGAGTATCCCAGAATGAATTATCCCAATCTATAGTATAAGTGGCTCTATCCGATGGAGTGAAAGTATTATTTGGTTGATTAGACCAATTATATAATTTTTGATCCCTATATTCTATACCACCAGAAAATGCTTTATTAATATTAGATGTACTTAATGAACTAGGATCTGCTAGAGCATGATTAGTACCATCTCTAAGCATTTCATTCTGTTCAACTACATTTGGATTTTCATCGGAAGTATCTACATCCCAATTATTTGCAGCATTATCACTTAATTTGTTTAATACTTCTAAATCAACCTTATTCTTAACTATAGATTCACCTATATCTTTATAATCACGTCCTAATTCCTGAACAGTATAACTATCTGGATCTTTGTTATCAATAGCAGTAACTGTACCAGCATGACGTTGTCCTTGCTCATCGGTCCAACCTACTAAATCATTCTCTTCAGGTATGAGATCTTTTGGAGTCTGCTCATCAACATTAGTATTATACTCTAAACGTTGCTCTGGAGTAGATATTTGGCCTTTGCGATATCTATCTGATGCAGCTTGTAAACTTGCTATTTTTAATAGTGTAGCAGCATGACTATAATCTTGATCAAGATATTCATGCATTGCATCACTAGTGATATCTATACCTTTATCGTTCTCTTTGTCTTCTTCTGTATAATCCTTTTGATATTGTTTTAAAGCGGTTTCATGTTTCTTAAGTAATTGATTGGCAGTATTAAGTTGAAATTTAAGATCATTCTTATAATTATCATCTATATCTTCTCTATCTTTGACAGCATCATAAGCATTTTCAATAATTAATTGTTGAGCTGCAATAGCAGATCTATGTGATTCTTCTAACCATTGATTTTGTTTATTTGCTGATAACGAAGACCAATTAACTATCTTACCTTCAGTGTTTTTTAGATCGGTCTCTAATTGTATCCTAGATTCATTTAACCTATTGATCTTAGTTTCAGTCTGAGATACAAGAGACGCATACATTCTAGCATAATCTGGTAATGTAGCACGTTGGTAATCTTTAGGTCTATCTTCATATAATTTATTAACTGCTTTGTTTAATTCTGTACCATCTGTTAATGTTTCCTTAAGTCTAGTTTGATACTTTTCACCAGCTTCACGTATATTTTTAACAGATTCATCTATATCTGCCGGATTAACATTTTTAAGTTTTTGAATATCTTCATCTGTCAAACCTATCTTTTTACCTTCATCTGATGTAAACTCACCTTTTGCTACCTTCTTAAAAAAATCTATCCCTGGTTCTAGTAAACCATTTTGGGCCATACGAGTACCTAACTGTATCTCATGATCATGTTGAGCATCTTTTGCTAATTGCGTATCTCCTGTTTCTTCTGCTACCCTTGATTTTTCATGAGCTTCTTTGAAAGTTGTAGCCCAATATTTAGCTTCGTTCATTTGTGGATCACCATGAAATGCTCTATCTAGTAAACTACCTATACCAGTAAATACAGCACCACCCATGCCGCCCATAACAGCACTAGACCAAAATTCACCATTTTGAAGATATTTACCGACCCTTTCACTAAAGTCACTTTTTATACTAGGATCAAATGCCTTCTCTGCAGTATATTTACCCTCTTCGGACATCATCCATTGGAAACCTAATTGACCACCTCCGATAGCAATTTCACTACCTAATCTCTTTAATGGAGCAGTCGCTAATTCCTCGATTGGTTTCTTCATGAACTTACCAAAAGAAAAACTATACGGTTGCTCTGGATTAAGTAAAGCTTTAGTAACTAATCCATATTGAACTATATCTAATGGCAATAAAGCCCAATCTTTTTTATAACTATCTGAAGCGGCTATAGATGCTTTCTTATTAGCATCAGGTTCCTTCATACCACTCTGAAGCGCTTTTTGATAAATATCTTCATAAGTACTATGAGCAAACATCATGTTATATACTTGCCTTTGCATAATACCTTTACCAACAGCACTAACACCAGCTTGTTCTATAGCACTCAAACCTAAAGCGGAGGGTATGCCAAGAACTTCGGCTATACTACCAACTGCACCAACGCCAGTATATGCTAATGCAGCAGCAGGAATAATCGAAGCCATTCCTTTAGCATTATCTAACCACCAAGACCAACTCGATGGATCAAACTTAGGAGCGCTAGGATCACGGTAGACCGGAAATAATTCATTAGATTTTTCTTGAAGTGCAGACCCAGCATTTATAAAATCTTTACCTAAACTATCTTCTGCGTCTCTACTAAGCATTGCAGGGCCACCCATAAGATATCCTATATCCTTTAGAAAACCACCACCTATCTCGCCCATAGCAGCACCAGCCAAAGTATTTACTAATTGACCACCAGCTGTCTGATTAGTAGCCAATTGTCTCTGAATAGTTGATGGTGAAAATTCTGGGTGATAACTATCTTTTAATATCCTACTATAAGACGACGGTACCTGACCTTCTTGAGTTTGCATTAAACCTTGATCACCCCTTAAACCAATTAAGGGGATGTTTTTAGTATCCCCTTGATCTAAGTTCGTTAGGGGGTCAACCCCTTTCAAACCAATTAGAGGAGCATTCTTAACGCCATCTCCGTCTAAAATATTTTCTAAAGCCATTGTATATTATCTTTGTGTTTCTGAGAACCAACTACTTGGTTCACCTTCCTTAACGTTTTTATTTCTATTATTGGCCATATATTGATATATTGTAGATATGGCTTCTTTCCTAGTTTTTATTTGCATAACATCGTTACCTGGAGCAGTTAATTTAAAACCGCCACCGTCTCTTTCTATTTTAATAGGAATAGGTTTTGTAGTTTTTCCATCTGCTTCTTTTTGGTTACCATATATATAATAAGTTTGAGGTTTATCTAAATTTGCCTTTTCTATGGTAGCTGCAACCAAAGGATTATTCATAGATGCTTCTGCTTCATAATCTCCACGTTTGGCAGCAAGATTAGCAAAAGCTCTTCTTTCGTTATCATCGGTTATAGCGACCCTTACTGGAATAGTTCCTCCTTTTTTATCTTGATAACTAAATGTTACAATTGGTTTATAATCATGTGTTTTATCTGGCATTTTATCCAATGATAAATCTATCATATTTTTTGTATCTAATGCACCCATTACTCCAGGAAGTTTTTTCTTATCTGGTGGTGGTGCATTATTTATTGAAATAATTTCATTATCATTAGGATGAGATATTATATTATTAGATATATCTATCATTTCAGACGGTCCTTTTTTTTGTCCTGTAGCCAAATCTTCATCCATTAAACTTTTGCTCGGAAAATTAGGAGAACCAAAAGAAGTTTTAGTAGATACTGTACTACTAAGTTCGCCAAGAGCTTGTTTTACTTTTGTATCAAAATCACTTTCTTTAACAGTTGATTTACGTGGCCATTCGCCAACATTCTCTACAAACTCTGGTAATGTTTTTTCAAGAAATCTAGGTAAACCACTCTTATATGCTGGATCATTAGATTCTGTTGGCAAGTCGTATTTTTTAAGAATTGTGTTTAATTTAATCTGTGCATCTTTTGCACCTTCTGTATCACCAGCATCTTTTAAATTTAAGATATGATCTTTATATTGATCAAAACTATTAAAACTTTGTACGTTTCCAGGACCAGTGGAAGTTAAATGTTGTTTTACTGGTTCTTGTTCTTTTAATGAATCCATATATTTTAAGAACCCTTCTCCTAATGGAGTTATTTTTTCACCACCAAGCATCCCATAACCATGATCAATTATAAGATGACGCATTATTTGAGAATCATCATTACCATATACATCCTTAGCAATATCTGGATGCATCCTTTTAAATATTCTTATTTCCTGTTGACCTGCTTCCGATAAAGCTACATCCGGAGCATTTAATGTAGCAAGATTTGCCAATTCATGAGGATCTACACTTGAACGAATAACTCCATGTTGCAAATCTACCGTATCCTTTGATTTCAAATCTTTCAAAATAGGAGCTAATAACGAATCTATTCCTTTATAAGATTCTGGTATGTAACTAAAAGGAGTACCCTTTTTAGCAGTATCCCAGTTAGCTATATTAGCATCATCTAACATAGGATGATAGGAACCAGCTTCTTTCATTGTAGTAACTGCTTTCAAATATGATTGATACCCTTGATAAGACTGTTCTAAATTTTTTACAACGTTGGGATCTATTTTCTGTCTAAATTCACGTCTAAAATTTTGTATTTGTGTAGGATCACTTAAATCTGTACCAGCAAATTTCATTGCTAAATCATTCATTGCAGGGATAACTTGAGTTTTTAATGTAGTCTCATCTGCTCCAGGCATCGTTCGTATATTCAATACATCATTTTGAGCTTTATCTATCATTGATTGATTTCTCTCTAAGTCTTGTTGTCTAGACATACCAAGAGCTGTCAACTCCTGCATTGGAAGCGGAACGAATGTATTAAAATAATTGTCCTGTGCCGGTTCGGCTTGATCGTATCTACCTATTGCCATATTATTATTGTTTTATACCTGTTGGACTATTAGGATCTAAACCTGTCCAATTACCCCAATAAGGTCTTTGAGTTATTGCTCTAATCCAAGCCATTTGTGCTGCTTGCTGGTTAACCATCTGTTTATTAACTAAATAATTCTTTTGTACATCAGATACACCTGCACCAAGATAACCCATACGATATCTAAGAGCTGCTGCTCTATTTTCATCGTTCATATTCTGTACACCCATATTAACATTAGCACGTTGTTGACCTTGCTCATTTAACATACCAGCTCTTTCCCTAGCATATGTATTCTCCTGATTATTCTTTTCAGCATATAGATTACCAACAGCAGAATTATATTGATTTGTAGCAGAACCGTAATTAGCCATCCGTTCACCACGAGAATTAGCTTGATTATTTATATTCCTATAGTTATTAGCCATTGCATTTCTAACTTCTGCTAGTTGAGGATCTATCCTAAACTGTGTTGGCATCATTGATAACGCTCTATTGGCATCTTGATTATAAAATTGATTTGGATTAAGACGTTGTGCTTTAGGAGCCATTAAACCAGCACCTAAATTAAATATACCCGGTAACATACCAAGCCAATCCATTGCTGAACCACTATTGCCAGGTCTTTGTAAACCTCTACGACCACCACCTAATAAAGGATTGTCTGCAGGATTGCTAAATTTAACATTATTATTCTGCCAATTATTTAATGACCCCATGTCTGCTTGTGGTATATTCATATCAGCATTTGGAGCATTATATTTAAGATCTGAAAATGGATTATTTGCCCACGGATTATTAGGAGATTGGTTACTAACTGGTAAAGCTACCTTCTTTTGATTACCTGCATTAAATGCTGGTAAATTAAAATTGACTTTATATTGATCTTGACCAAAACCATTAACTATATCTGCCCAATTCTGTGGTTTAACTGTGTAACCACCAGGATTA